TAAAGCTAAATAACATATAATAGCAGCTTCGACATTTCGTAAATCATATTGTCCAACTTTTTGATTTGATAATTTTGCTGGATTTTTTGCTAAATCCAAGTACTGTCCAATCGCTCCAATAGCTAATGAAACATCTTGTTTTTCAAGAATATTTTCATATAGTTGCATATCTTGTTTGTATGCTGCTTTTCCATAGTAGTTTTGTATATTCCATCTCATTATTACATGTACCTCCAACGTTTTCTTTTATGCTAACATATTATTGTTGGATTATCTATAAAAATAATTATATAATTTCTGGAAATAAAAAAAGACCAGAGGATTTCTCCCCTGGTTCGATTTAAAATTTAAGGTATTTTGTGGCTGAATACCCTGTTACGCTCTTGTACTTAACTTTAGTCCAAGTGCTGCCTTTTTTCAATACTTCAACTTTAGATTTCTTCGGAATCTTACCGATAACCTTAGATGATCTGTTAGCACTGTTTCTGATCATAAGTGGATCGGATTTTGTGACAACCTTAGCATACACAGCTGCTTTGGTAACTTTCTTCACGGCTGTTTTTACAGCTTCCTTAGCCTTGGTAGCTGTTCTCAGCTTTTTATTGCAGATTCCCTCTGCGATCAACTTAGCGATCTTATTTACGTACTTACCGATTTTATAATCGGACTTAGAATCACAGAAAAAACTCTCTGTCATGATTGTCGTTGCCTTTGTGGCATTCAGCATATACAGGTTCGTTCTCTTCTGAACATCACGATCAGTTAATCCAGCGGATACGAGTTTCTTCTGTACTCTCTTTGCGTATTTCTTACCGCCATCAGACACATAAAGTACCTCTGTTCCATGAGCCTTTCCATTGTAGCAATTCAAATGACCTTCTACGACGAGATCATAATTCTTTGCATTTAAACGTGTCAGTTTCCATGATTTTTCCTGTGACGCAGCGGTAAATACCTTCTCTGGGCAGATATACAGATCAACACTGTGTCCGTCACTCTCCAGATATTTTTTTACCTTTTTCATCAGCTTTTTATTGTACTTATACTCGTTTACTCCACCGCAATCTTCTCCACTTGCTGATGTATATGATCCATTTTTAAGCAAACTGTGTCCTACTGTCAATGCGATTCTCATATGTCTACACCTCCTGTTCTGCTGCTGCCTGATTATCTTCTGTCTGTTCCTCTGGATCTTCTAAGTCAGTTTCAGGTAACGGAGTCTCTGCGTAATTTGTCCATGTTCCGTCATCTAACTCTGTCGTATGATTGATCTTATCTTCTCTGCTGACTTCCTCAACATCTTCTAAATCGTATACTGAATTATTTAATTTACCGTCATCCAAAAGGTCTTTGACACCATCAAACCATAGCTGTACGATCTCTTTTAACATTTTATCGCTAACAAATACTTGAATCGGTTTAGGCAAAAGTCCTCTGGCCATATGTATTACATAATCAAATTTCTGCTGTCCTTGCTTGGATGCACGGAAGGTTTTCTCTGCTTCTACAAACAGCTTGTAAACATCCAATCTGATCCCTTCCAGACCTTTTTTTGTGATATAGTCGATCAGTTTCTTAACTAAAAAGACAATGATCAACGCTGTGATCACTGCCAGGAACAACACTTTATTCTGTTCAAATAATTCTTTCATGATTTCTTTCTCCTTTTTATAATCCAGCTTGTTTGAGTACGAATCCGATTACTGCACCGACAACTGCAGTCAGGACATACATAGAAATGCTTCTCCATTTTTCTCCGTCTCGGTTTTCCAACTCTTCAAGCCGCTTGTTTTGTTCTGTCTGATTAACGAGCATGTTCTCCATATTGATTGCAAGTTTTTGTACGGACAATGTGAGATCGTTGATCTGTCTTACGGTTGCTTCTAGATCTGCAATTCTTTTATTCTGCCGAACTTGCTCACGATCTACGCCTCTGGCAAATTCCCGATGCTCGTGCCTTCTTAAGTATTCATCATCCAAATATGTCTCCTTCCTAAGCTACACCGTTGCTGTCGTTGTTACTTGACTTGTTTCTAATTCGGAAGAAAATATGCAATAGAAGCAATTAACATCACTTTCGTTTGCTTCAAGTCCTACGCTGATCTTAACTTTTCCACCGGTCTGTACTGGGTTAGGAGACAGGCTTACAGACTTAATTTCAATGATTTCTGCTGCCATCATACCACCTTCACTTCTATATGCTCTATTAAGATTTCGTCTAATACTGCATATCTGATGTCAAGTGTATAGGTACCACGCTTTTGAGGAGAAATCAGTGCTTCTATATCATGTTCTTTAATATTACAAACTCCAGTGCTTTCTTCAGCTTTGTCTTTCATGTATATTAGCGAATACTCTGCACTTTCAATTGTAAATTTCTCATTTTTAATAGAATGTATAGTAATTACTGCTGTTCTGGATTCTCCCGGGTGCATTATGATCACTTTCTTTTTTTGCATGTTCTCCTCCTCTTTTTTTCTTCTTATTTCTCGTTGTGCAAGGTTGCATACAAATCAAAAGGCTTCAGTGAAACTCTTAATGCTTTAAGATCTACTGTAAGTATGTATGTAGAATAGCTACTTACATTCCCTGCCTCATCATATGCAGTTAATCCGATTACATACCTGCCGTTTAATGTGGCTGGTATAACGGACTCCCATAAATCTAAAGAGTCAGCGGATCTAGTTAAGATCACTGACTCTCCGTTTACATTCCCCTCTAATCGAACTACCATAACAACTAACCTAGTCCGTTACTTCAACGGATATGATAAATGTTTTGCCAGCATCGACTGGGTTCGGTGTCAATGTAACACTCTTGATCACAGGTGCGGTTGTGTCTAACGTAACGGTACGTGTTATTGTCGTTGTCTTACCAGCACCATCGGTTGCAACAACGGTAATTGTGTTTGTACCTACTGCAAGAGTAAGGGCCTTGCTGAAACTTCCATCGCTTCCAACTGTGACTGCTTCTGCTGCTCCAGAATTAAGTTTAATTGTTACCATGACAGGACTACTTGTTGCATCGTTGGTTGTACCTTTTACTGTGCAAGCATTTTGATTTGTAATAAGTTTATCAGTTGGGCTGGACAATGTTAATACAGGTGGAACTGTATCTACCTTAAACGATGTTGAGCTTGTAGCTGCTGCGTTTCCGTCATAATCGCTTGCATACAATTTGATTGTATGGCTTCCATCGGACAACGCTGTCGTTGGTGTATATGTACACTGATATCCGCCTGTGATCGCAGTCTTAGTTATTGCATCGCCTGTTACCTTAGTACCACTGTCTAGCGTGATACCAATTGTTGATGGATTAACACCAGAATCGGTATCGGTTACCTTCCAAGTAATTACAGGCTTGTTGTTTGTCGAATATGATCCGGACGTTGGAGACACGATTGCAATAACTGGAGCGACCTTCTCTTTTACCTTTAATTGCAGTGATGATCCTAACGTACTGTCGGTTGCATCTTTTGTGATTGTGTTTCCTGCCTCATCGGTTGCCTTAACCGTTACTCCGTAATAATGTCCACTCTGATTGTATGAACTCTTCGACGGAGCTGTTACCGTAGCTTCATATTTGCCGGTTGAACTATTAAGAGTCAGTGTGTATGTTTGACCGTTAATAGTCGCTTGTACTGTTTTTACTGACACTTTTTTCTCCTTTCTTGTTCTCAACAACACAGCTAAATTCTGATATGGAAAGAACTAAAAATATTGTTTTTCAATCGTGCGGTAGTGGCACGAGTATTTCTGTCACTATGAAGAATCGAAATGCTATAAATAAAACCTGTGATAAAATGCCGTTATTTGTTATTGGAAACGGAAACGGAATACCAATGTGTGCAATCATTCTAATCAATATTTCAGGTGCAAATATAAGCGTTGATCAAGTTACAAATCTTACTGGTTATAACTTAAATTGTTCAGCAAGTGGGGATTCGTTCAATATATATAATCTTCCTAATTGGGGTTATTTCATGGTCATAGCTCCACCAGGAGTTTATTTAGATCAGTCCAACAACGTAATTTAAATAAATTGCACCGAACTTGCAGGTGCTACTATATTTGCAATAACTACACCATTACTTATGCTTGTTGCACATCTAACAGTTAATTTATTTCCGTTCACTGATATGTATCCCGAATTTCCAATTGGCGTCCAATTCTGATCTAAAATCTCACATGGGGCAAATAAACTACATGTAAAATTTACGCCATTCGGAAGTTTATACGTGTTATTTGTATTCCCCCCAGTTAGATTTGCACCAAAAAATGCAGATACTATTACAATATCTTTGTTTCTTTTTACATATAAATTTGGTGATGATCGCTCTTCGAATACAGAATCAGAATTTAGCTGTGTTGTTGAGTTCTATTTATTGTTACCATAGCTGTTTAGCATGGCGATCTGTTTTTTATAATATTT